GTCCACACGCACCAGCAACGGGGGAAACATACACCAGCAGCCTGACAGCTGCGCAACACAGGAGGCCCGCATGGGCATCACGATTCTTCGTCCCAACAGTGGGGCACGCATACACACCATCAAGGGCGTCGCAGTCGGCGCTTCAGGTGCAGGGAAGACCACTTGGCTGGCCAGCACGCCGCGTCCCCTGTACGCAATCACCAAGTCCGAACAGAAGGACGCATCCACCATCCAGCGCATCAACCCTGATGCCACCGTGGTGCCCGTCAATAGCTGGCAGGAGTTCCGCGAGCTGTGGGAGCTGGTCAAGATGGCTGGCCAGTGCGAAATTGAGGGGCCAGATGGCCAGCCACAGCCTGCCTGCTTCATCGAGGTAGGTGGCCAGCGCATCGAGTTCCAGACCTTCGTCGGGGACGGGTTCACCGACCTGCAGCGCATGATGCTAGCACGCACGCTGGGCCTGAAATACGAGGACCACGATGTCCTCAACTTCGAAGCCGCTACGCGCAACCTAGCGGAACGCGACTGGGGCAGGGTGCTGGACGCTTGTGAACTGGTCTGGCGCGAAACAGCTGGCCTGCCGTGCAATGCGTTCTGGAGTTTCTTGGCGGAAACCAAGTTCGTCGCCAGCACCGAAGGCGCAGCTGAGCGCCCGTTCCTGCTGCCTGCCATGTACGGCAAGAAGGCCCCGTTCCGGCTGTCTGGCTACTTCAACGTCGGTGGCTACTTCACCACGCGACAGGCTGGCACACGCATCGAACACGTGGCGCGGTGGTCGATGCCCGGTGGGGTGTTCTGCAAGGGGTTGCACGGGTGGCCGCAGGTCACTGCCAGCAGCCCGGTGGACAGGACAGGGCGTCTGACCACACCGGGGCAGACTACGCTCGGCAGCCTGCTGCGCTGGTCATTCCCTGACGGTCAGGTGGCATGGGCTGAAGGTGACGACGCTGCCCACGTGGAGGGGCAGCTGGGTGCGCCAGTGGGTGACATCGCCACGCCACCTGCTGCGGTGGGCGCGCCAGCACCTGCAGCAGACAAGCCAGAGCGGCGCAGGCGTCGCCGCAGCTAGGCACGCGAACAGGGGGCTGCGGGTTCGAGCCCCGCAGTCCCCACTCCTGCAATTCCGCAGGGTAACAGCGCGCAAGCGCATGCCATGGAGGCACCAATGACAGATGATATGAATGACCCTTTGATGTTCGACCCCACTGACCCTCAGTACGATGGGGCCGGGGGCGGTGGTGGCGCAGTGCTGCCAGACGGGAAGCACATCGTGTTCGTGGCCAACATCGACACCGGGCGCAGCAGCCAGAAGGGAACCCCCTATGTGGAGGTCATGTTCGAGTGTCATGACCCCACGAGCCCCCACTGTGGCAAGCGGCTGCGGTGGCAGAAGTACTGGCTGTCCAAGGCTGCGATGAAGCGTTACGCGCAGTTCTGCAGGGCTGCCAACCCGGGTGCAGGCCGTCACAACGCGATGGACGTTGACGTGCTGTGCGACCTGTTCTTGGAGCGGTCGCTGGTCATCACTGTCCAGCGGTCGGTGGAGACCTACAACGGCGTGGAGCGTGAGCGCGTTGAAGCGCGGTTCGCTGACCCGTTGAAGGACGCACAGGCTGCAGCACTCAAGGCCAAGTGGGGCGAGGGTGATGCTGGCATCTATGTCCCTGAAGAGGGGTTCGACTCGGCTGGGCTGGGGGCTGCTAACGACGCAGACGAAAAGCGCATCGAGGCTGGCCACTACACAGACGACGAAGTGCCGTTCTAAGGTGGGGCCAGAACACGCGGACAGGCTCCGTGCCCGGGTGCTGTGGTATGCCTTGCGCACCGCAGTCCTAGAGGGCAAGGGCGCGGCCTCGTTTCGGCGCAGTGACTTGGAACGGATGCTTGAGCTGCCACCCGGTGCCCCGCTGGACGGGGTGCTGGCCTGCCTCCCCTCTGATGCTGTCAGGGTGGAGGTTGGCGACAACCGGGTGCGGCTCAAGCAGCCTGATGGCGATGACTATGTGGAGCAGGTGCTGCTCCATTGGAAGGCAGCCACAGGCAGGACCGAACGGGTGGTGTTTGATGGCAAGCGCAGGGGGCTGGTCCGTAGGGCCATCCGTGACGGATACACCCCTGACCAACTCTGCACAGCCATCAGCGCAATGGCGGCCAGCAAGTGGCACCGGGGTGACAACCCTAACGGGCGCAGATACGATGACGTGACACACGCACTGGGCAGCGCAGAGCGGATAGACAGGTGGCTGGACGAGCCACAATCTGGACGCAGTGAGGCCGAGATTACGAAACCAATGCAGGAGGCACGCGCGAAGGCACAGCAGCGACGCGCAGCCAATGGCAGACGCAGACGGAGGCAGTAGGATGTCAGGACCGGTGGAAGATTACCTGAACAGGACGGGGGTGTCGTTCAAGCGCACCGGGGGCGAGCTGGTCATCAGCTGCCCAGAGTGCCAGCACAGGAAAGCCAAGTGCTTCGTGAACCCTGTGACGTGGCTGTGGAACTGCAAGCACTGCGACGCCAGTGGCAACGAGCACACACTCAAGGCAGCCAATGGCCACGTCTATGACATCGACGGCGGTGGCAGCAAGTCGGTGGAGCAGGAGCGCCAGCGTGCATTCGAGCAGGCCATGGCTGCGCAGGTGCAGCGGCCAGAGGTGGACCACTGGCGTGATGCACTGATGCAGAAGGCAGAGGCCCAGCAGGCGCGCGACTACCTGATGGGGCGGTGCATACCGCTGGAAGTGGCGCTGTCATGTGGGGTGGGGTGGATACAGCAGCCACCCGGGGCCACCACCGACGGTGCCACTGGCAAGGGCGAGGGGCGCAGGCGCAGGCGCAAGGCTGACGGCTCACCGTCAGTCACTGGCCACAAAGGATGCCATCGACTATTCCAGCGTCGGCGTGGTCAAGCTGCGCAGCGTGCCACCTGCGAAGCGTGACTACAGGCGCATCAAGGGCGGTGAGTCGCTGCTGTTCGCACCCCGGGGCATCAACCCGAATGAGCCGCTGGTCATCACTGGTGGCGAGTTCGACGCGATGTCATGCGTGGCAGCTGGCTGGGACAACGTGGTCAGCGGCACCACCGGGGAGGGCAGCTGGAGCGACACATGGACGCGCCAGCTCCAGCAGTGCGTGGACATCGTGGTGGCCTATGACAACGATGATGTCGGGCGTGAGGGCGCACTCAAGGTGGCCCGCAAGCTGGGCCTCCATCGGACGCGACTGGCGCAGTGGCCACAGGGGCACAAGGACGCGAACGATGCCCTGCAGGCTGGTGACCTTGACCTGCACGTGCTGGAGGGCATGGTGGCTGTCAGCCAGTGCCTAGCAGGCGAGGGGGTCAGCAAGCTGAGCAAGCTGCGCGACAGCTACAGCAAATGGAGACTCCAGCAGCATGGGCGTGGCAGGCTGACCGGCTGGGAGGACTTCGACATGTTGTTGAATGGGCTGCGGGGTGGCGAGGTGACGGTGGTCACAGGCGACACGGGCAGCGGGAAGAGCACTTGGGTCAGTGACCTCGTGCTGCGGGTGGCGCAGGGCGTGCCCGGGGACAAGGACAGACGCCCGATGAAGACACTGATGTGTCCGCTGGAGCTGGGGCCAATGCGCCAGCTGAACAAGTGGGTGCGCCAGAAGGGTGGGCTGGACCCGAATGATGCACAGCCTGCAGCTGTAGAGCTGACGCTCGACAGGCTGGATGCGCTGCCGATTTGGGTGTTCACCCGCTACGGCGGATGCGACACAGAAGCACTCCGGAACACACTGCTTTATGCCCACCGCAGGTTAGACGTGGAGCTGGTGGTGCTGGACCATCTGCACATGGCCATCGAGGACACCAAGGAAGAGCGCCAAGCCATCGACGTGATGATGAAGATGCTGGCGCAGGTGGCTGTGGAAACAGGCATGCACGTCATCGTCGTTGCGCACCCCAGCAAGGTGGGCAGCATACAGGACAAGGACCGTGACAATCGCATCATCCAGCTGGGCGACCTGAAAGGCAGCAGTGGAATCAAGCAGCTGGCAGACAACGTGGTGAGCTGCTGGCGTCCACGGTCTGCCAACCGTGAGGGGGTGGTGCAGGCTGGGGGGCGTGGAATGTGCGTGCTGTACTTGCTGAAGGTGCGGGACGACAGTGGGCAGGAAGGCCCCGTCCCGCTGGAGTACCACTTCCAATCAGCCACCTACCATGACGAGCAGCATGGGCACATTCAACCAACCAACAACACCGGTCACGGGCATCAGGCCCCGACCGACCAACACTGGAGTGACATATGACCAGACCGCGATTCGAGAGTGCAGAGAACAGGGAGATGGAAGCCCACGTGGCCAAGGCTGCCAGCTCAGTCCTGTGGCCACACGCGGTGCCCTACAAGATGGGCAGGAATGACCATTGCGACTTCGCCATGTGCGAACCGATGCCACTGGCAGAAGTGGGCGAGGCAGCTGACGTGGTGGCATGGGTGGAGGTGAAGTGCAGGCGCATGACGATGAGCCAGCACGGTGACGTGATGCTGTCCGTGCCCAAGTACGAGGCGCTCGCGACGCGCTGGCATGCGACAGGTCTGGATGTGGTGCTGGTGGCTGCGCTGCTGGATGGCCTGTGGGTGCACCGGGTGGGCTGGAACTTGGACAGCCCCCCGCGCGTCAGGTATGGGGGCAGGACGCGCCACCAGCGCGATGCAGCTGACATGGAGCCAGTGTTCCACATACCGCGCCACATGTGGGAACGCATTGGCGACACTCCATCCACCGTTCTGGAATGGCTGAGCACAAGCACCGCAGCCAGCGAGGGGCGTAGCAGCCGTCGCAGGCGCAGCACGGTGCAGTCGTGATGGCCACACTGGAGCACCGGGTCAGCTTCTTGCTGCCCGGGAAGATTCAGCCCTACACACGAATCGTCCGTGGCCAGCGCAGGCGGAAAGACGCAGCTGGCAAGCGGGCCAACGCATACCACCAAGCGAAGGAGCGCGTCGCGTTCGTCTATGCCAGCGCATGCGTCAAGGCAGGCGTCCCCAAGCAGCTGCCCCGTGGCACCCGTTTCGGGGTGGCTGTCTGGAGGCAACCTGCTGGCAAGCGCGCCAAGCTGCCCGGGGCGTGGCCCGACAACGCTGGGGACTGGGATAACTACCACAAGCTCATCCCCGATGCCCTGCAGCCACAGCACCTGCGCAGCGACTCAGGTGCGTGGGTGCGTGGCCCGGGGCCAGTGCAGCATCAAGCGATTGATGGTGGCCAGTGTGACCCGGGCTGCTACGTCGTAGGTGAACACGGCATCACCGAGCCCCTAGTCATCGTTTCCATCTGGACAGAGGTATCACCATGACCACACCAAGATTGACCACACCAGTGCCCGGGCTGCTGCTGCTGGCAGCTCTGTGCGGGCTGGTAGTATGCGACCACCTGCCAAGGGGGGCCACCCGTGCAGCCGAGGCAGCCGCAGTGGCTAACGCTCAAATTGACGCCACCATGGCAGCAGCTGCAGTGGCTGGCACCACCATCGAGCTGGTGCGGATAGCTGGCAAGGAGTCACAAGGCCCTGAGCCGTCCCCTGCGGAATCCGCTGAGCTGGCAATGGCCACGGCAGGGGCTGGCTGTCTGGAAGCCTACTGGGCAGACATGAGGAGCAGGGAGGGGGCACCCTTCGCTGACGGCGAGGCTGAGGCGCTGACGCTCGCGCTGACTGCTGCTGCGCGCAGGCACGGGGTGGCCCCGTCACTGCTGGCAGCTGTGGCGTGGAGGGAAAGCAGGGCCTGTCATGACACCATCGGGGACGGTGGCCGCGCCTGTGGCTGCTGGCAGCGACACGCGAGATATGAAGTGCCACGTGAGCTGTCCAACGACACCGAGGCAGTGGCTGCCGAGTGCTGGCGCTTGCGCTGGGACACAGGGTACGCAGCCAACGTGGCCGCACGCATGCTGGCCACCATGGACAACGTCTGCCACTACAATCAGGGCAGGACGTGCAGGCCACAGGAATATGAACAGGACTGCCCGTGGGATGACTGCTACGGCACCCGGGTCAGGGTGACGCAGGGGAGGATTGAGCAGGCATGTCCCATGCTAGTTGACTGACGACACCCCGGTGGATAGGTTGCCAGCTGGCAACCTACTGCCCCACCAAGGAAGGCCACCCCGGCGAGCGTGTGCTGGGGTGGCCTTTCTATCGTTTTTGGAGAGCACAATGGCATTGAACGGAGAATTCACCATCACCGACGTGGACGGAAACGTGCACGCATACACCGTCCACCCACACCCCACAGGCGAGGGGCTGGCGCTGCTGTCAGAGCTGATGGCAATCGCCAGCAAGGGGCTGCACGGTGCGGTCGGCTCAATGAGCTTCAGCAAGATGTCCAAGGCAGCTGCCAAGGGTGACGTCAGCGCGCTGGAAGCTGTGGACATTGACGAGGGCATGCTGGGGGCTGCCGTGGCAGCGGTCATCACCGAGCTGCACACCAGCGACGCCGAAGCCATCGCGAAGCGGCTGCTGGCGTACACATACCGCGACAGCAGGCCCATGGCTGGCACTGCTGGGGCCAATGGGCTGCCAGCGAGCGAGGATGGCCCGTTCAGCTTTGACCGGGTGTACGCGCGCAACTATGGCGAGCTGCGTTCTATTCTGGTCAGCATCGCGCGCTATAATTTCGCGTCTTTTTTCGTTGGCTTGGGGAAGGGAGGCGCAATGCTCAAGCTGATGCAATCGCGTCAGGCCAGCAAGGACCCCGGGCAGCAATAGCGCGCAAGCGCATCCCTCCTGATGCCAATATGCTCATCTGGAGGCTGTGGTTGCGCAAGGGCACTGACCCCGTGGTGGTAGAGCGCCAGTGGTCCGTCCCTGACCTGTGCGTGGCCCACTCGCTTCTGGACTTCGAGGATGCCATCAACGATGATGCCGCAGCCACGCACTCACGCCATCACCGCACATGACAACGCTGCGCGAGCTGGTCACCGTCTTTGGGTTCGAGCCTGACGAGGATGGACTAGCCACAATCGAGGGCACCATTGATGGCCTCAAAACTGGCTTCCTTGCGGTAGCCACGGCAGCTGCAGCAGGTGCGGCCACCATGTTCGGCATCGCTTCCAGCGTGGCAGCGTTCGGGGACGACGCCATCAAGACAGCTCAACGCATCGGGCTCACGGCAGAGAGCCTGCAGCAGCTGGACTTCGCGCTGCAAATTAGCGGGACCAGCATGGATGAGCAGCGTGGCTCTTTCGTGCGGCTGGCCCGTGCTGCGCGCGACGCTGATGATGGTGTGGCCAGCTATGCAGACGCGTTCAACGCGCTGGGCGTTGAGGTCCGTGGCTCCAACGGTGAGTTGAAGGGCACAGAAGAGCTGATGCTGGACTTGGCTGATGCGTTCCAAGCTATGCCAGACGGCATCGAGAAAACAGCCCTCGCAGCGGAGGTG